TCTGTAGCCGTCCGTGCTAAAAAAACCGCCTGTGAACGCGATCCTTTAGCGCTATTACAACGCTTGCAGCAAGCGATCATATTCTCAAGACTAATGGGATCGCCCCCATTCTTAATACTTTGTATATGGTCTACCGTGGTGGCATCCTGCCCACAATAGGCACACGTCCAGCCATCCCTGTTAAGCACGACTAACCTTTGTGCTTTGTATTTCCTGGTTAATCTAGGGTCCTGCCTACCGTGCACCATTAGTAATGACCAGTCTTTCTATGGTGTGCCCACGCATTACAGGCTGTCTCGTATCTGTGTTTGATATAGCGAAGCCCAATATCTATCTGACGATATGGATCACGCTCCTTCATACGAAGCATTTGTGGAATACCAAAGGCTGTTGATTTAGGATTATCGGCACGTGGATTCCACATTGACTCACGATTCCACAATAGCTCTAAACAGCGATATTCCTTTGAATCCATTAGTTTAAAGTGTGCATATAACTTATAGTTATTAATGTCTTTTGGTGTGTTTATAGCTGAGGCTGGTGTTGTGCCTAATACACAGAGCGCACCCAATAGCACCAAACAGCGCCTGCGAGCTACACGCCTCAGCGGCTCGCCAGCGCGTATGGAGCGTATCCCATAGGTCAAGTACAAAGCAATAATGTGGATAACTTTAACGGGCTGCCGGCGTGTTGTCCACAGGTTATTAGGGGTTGTGGATAACTTATTCATCGCACCCTACCTAACCCTGAACGCTTTAATGCAGCTACTGATTGATCGCCCATCGCGAACATAATGGTCAGATATTGAATCTGTGCGAAGCTATTACCACGTACAAACTTGAGCGCCGGGTCCATACACATAACGCCATCTGCTTGGTCCCAGGCCTGCTTGAACCAATTAGCCTTCGACGTAGGTACTAGGCATATTCCGTCACCGTGCTCTATGAACTTCTCGATCCATTTACGCGGTGACGAATACGGCGGATTCATCCATACGGTGCCCTCCCAAGGCGAAGCCAAGCCGTCATCGATAATCGTGTAGTGACGTTTAGCTGGAATCCACGGAATACCGCCCTCAGGCGAGGCTACGTCTAAATCAAACTCAATACCTAACGCCTCGAATATATGCGCCGGTGTGTAGTAATCATCTGATGAGCCCGTATCTATCAGGTTATACCCAAACTCCATATCTAGGGTCTCGCTCATTATTTACCCCACATAATCTCGGTATCGCCCTGGTTGAACGTCATTATGACCGAATGGAAGCTAGAACCCTTACGTAGCTCTCCTGCCTCGTCATAGTACGCAATACGCCTGGATGGCACGTATACGCTTGGATAGCCATATTCACGGTATAGGTTGTGCCGGTTTACCCCACCAAGCGCATCGATTGGTAGCACTAACACGCTCTTTAACCCGTATTCGTATACCTTGCGAATTATCTGGTCTTTAATGCTAAACGGTGGATTGGTAATAATGTAATCGGCAATATGGAACTGGCCATCTATGAAGTCCTGAATCCCATATATGACAGTGTGCTCCATCGCTTGTAATGTCTTGACGAAGAGGCTGTTTTCCGAATCAAACGGGCACAGGATTAGCGAATTGGGCTCCGGGTCTAATAGCTCGATAGCAATATCTACGGTTTCCTGGCTTGTATACCATTCGTCCGAATAAACGTTTTTTGTAATTCCGTTTAATGTCATTGGTCCTCCATTAAACATACGCCCATAACCCCACACTTGGTACATTGAAGGGTTTTTACGTTAGGCGGCAGGTTATCGGTGATAATCCTTTCAATCTGTTCGGTGACTTTTTTACATTTACGGCATTCGTATTTATAGGTAGTCATTACGCCCTGCATTCTGCACACAGCCACATCACGGTCTCGCCGGCCACGTCTCGTACGTTGAATCCGCCTAAACCGGTCTGCCAGCTCTTGCATTGGTCGCAATATTGCGCAGCTACGACAGTTATATTGCCATCGCCGTGGATCGTGGTTGCGTAGCCATCCTTAATAAATGTTAATTCGCCCATTACAGTTTTACCGCCTCGTCTATGTGTAAATACGCGACCGTTTTATCAACCGGGATAGTCTTGTTATAGGTTGATGCCGGCAGTTTTCGCGTGGTCCAAGTAACCTTTATCTTGCGTAGGTTGAACGCATATATGCCCTGAGGCGTTGAATTGATATAAAACGGCGTAAAGCCTAGTTTGTCCGCCTGTTGTACCAATGACTCGTGCTTATCCTTTTCCAGGATTAGCTCGTCATAGTGTGTATGGCGGCACTTTAGCTCGATGATTAACCGGTAGCCCTGGCTTGTTGCATCGATATATTCGAAGGCATCGCTACTCATCTCTAAATCCTCTAAGTAGCGTGTCTTGATGTAATCAAATAGCCCGGCCTCTGTAAACTCTTTAGCCATTTTATACCTGTGGCTTCCACTTACCGTCAGAAGCTAAAACGTACCATCGTGGGGTACATTGATTAGCCCGGTTCTTTTCGGTGCACTTGTACGCAGCCCACGGCTTTCCGGTTGTCTTGGCTGTTCCCTCGGCCCAGACCATATGCCCGTGCGAGCACTGTGGAGCTTCAGCTACTAATTGACCGCCTAGGTTTGAAGCAATGTCGGTTATAGCTGTGGCCATTGTAGGAATGTCCTCGATCGCGGCCTTGGTGCTCCACGGATCAGAATCGGCCGGTAAGACCTCTACCTTTTCCATATCCTGACGTGTCGGTCTTCCGGAATCGCTAGGGCTCAATAGCCCGATTACGCGGCCGTAAGCCGAAGTGACAGTATCCTCTACAAGCCAGCGCTTCATATTGTTTGGTAGTGAGGCCACGTTGCCATATGCGTAATCAACCGCGCTCGGTACGTGGTCCTCGTATTCACGATAGGCCTCGGCTCTAATTAGAATCGTGCCCTTGGCTAAATCCATATCCTCGATAATGGCAACCAGTCTGCCGGTCGGATGCTCCGATCGAAAGCGTTTAATCCTGCTATTGACATCCTCGTAATTGTCTAAGAATCCCATTTAGATTAGCTCCTTGTCTTTCAGAGCCTGTGCTATTGCCCGGCCGCGAATAAACCCTTCGCCGTGCCCCTGGCGGTAACCGATTGAATACCCGATCACCATAAACATAAAGCCAATACCGCAAGCGGTAAGGCCTATTAATAGGTCCATACTGTTCATTGTTCGCCCTTTGTTAAGGCCGAGCAGCTACCAAACCGAGTAGCCCTCCCGGCGTTTGTAGTATCAGTATGAGGCCTACCACTGACAAAAGGCAATTACTTCGCTAGGCGTGTCTCCAATAATATTTCATAGATCTTGTCGATCTTTTGGTCCATACGCTCCTGACGGGCCTCCATATGGTCAATCCGACCGCGTAGGTTATGGCCGCCGTTGCCGTCAGGCTTTAACTCGGACAGGTAATACTTTACAAAATGACGGATAAGCCCAGCTCCCAGCCCCAAAATGGTACAACTCCCCAAAGTTATACCGACTACGAGCTGGACTTGTTCCATTACTTCTTTACCCCAAACTGACCTTCGGAAGGTTGAAGTGCTTTAAGTAATGGCCCGATTAGCCCAGCGATGAACGCGTTAGCCAATACCTTCGGATCTGATATCCCGGACATATACAGCGCAGCTACGCTAGCGATCGCAGCGCGACCGTAGGACTTTGCAGCCGCTATTGCTTGTTCTTTCATTTGTTGCTCCTTAGTGCCCTTAAGGATTTTGTATAACTATAAACCTAAACTGGAGATTAACGCCTTAGCCTTGGCCGGTGATATTTCCACTTCAAAGTGCATATCGTCCGGACGGCTCTTAAAATCGCCGCCCCATTTTAGGCCGTACTTCTTAGCCAATGCCCGAATCATCGGGACCTTTTCGGCCGGGAATGTATCAAACTTGCCTAGTGGATGCTTAGTCGCATTTAGATCGATAGCCGTGCCGGACGAATGACACGACAAGCGATCGGTTGAACCGCGCACCATACGAAAGGCATAACCCCAATCATCCAAGGTTCCCTCATCGATCGGTTCTATTAGCTCGTGGAAGTCTGCAGCGAAGGCGGCCAAAAGCGGACCCACACTTTCGGCACACCTAAGCTTCAACGACGTACCCTTTATCTGATACGCCTTGATCTTTATCTCGGCTGGGTCCTTAGAGGCCGGGTATCCGTTATAGCTCTTTAACATCAGCCGCTAGGTTTGGTGTGGATTGTTCCGCTTGCATAGCCTCATAGGTTGATTTCAACATTGAAGTAAACTCTCCGTTTCCTCTGTCAATGATTGCGTGTTCTACAACCTCATTTGTCAATGGGTCTGTGATTTCGATAAAGGTTACATTATCCATTTTTACAACTCCGCACTAAAGCCTATGAAGGCACTTGTTGAATTATTAGAACGCGCAAACGCCGTTCTACCTTGTGTTTGTCCACTACCACCAGTCAAGTTAATTGATACGACTCCTTTTGAAGCCTTGTCTATGGTTAGACCAGTTGCAGCACTAGAAGCCGCATATAAGTCTGACATCTGAATAGTGCTAAAATCAACAGAAGTTGGAGCAACGCGCATATTGACTGGATTGTTAATGGCAATTTTTGCTGCTGTAGTTGAGTCAAAAATACCGACACCATAAATCTGATAAAGGTCATCACCACCACCGCGCCAGTAATACCTCTGGCAAGCGGCTAATTCTCCTTGGATTGTTCCCGTTGCAGTTTGGAAAGCGGTAGCGACTGAACCTGCTTCGGCTTGAACGCCC